GAAGTATTACTAAATGGAGTAATATCAATGGGATATAAAAATCCTAAAAATTTCAATCCAGAAATGCTGGCATTTTATGAAGACCAGTTCCAAAAAGGTATAAAGGATATGAAAAAATTTGAAAGAACAAAATACAGGACGGGGTTTATTAAGCCATACGATTTTTAATGGAAGAAAAAATTATAAGAGAATTAACAAAGATTTCTACAATACAAAAGACAACATACGAAGATTTAAAAGAAATCAAAGGTATGTTAAAAGAGCAAAACGGTAGAGTAAGAAAAAACGAAACAGCTATAGAAAGGTTGAACACTATTGCAGGTATTGCACTTGGTAGTGCTATATCTTATGTAGCATGGATATTAGGGTTTAAACAATAGGAGAAACAATGGACTTAAAAGAAATGGTAGTTAATTATATATTTAATGATGAAATGAAAGAAAAAATCATTACTAAATTAAACGATAACGTTGACATACCTATTATTTCTGAAAAGACAGAAGAAAAGATTATCACAGCAATCTATGATTCTGTTGAAGAAGTAGTCAAAGAAGCTATAATGAAGTAATGATTAGCAAGTTGTTTGTTCTACTTAATGATTTAACAAATGATGTTAATGGGGACATGGTTGAAAAAATTGGTGTAGAAAGTGAAGTAGAATATAAGAAAAAGCCCGAAAAATGCCCTAAATGCGAAGAAAAAGCTATAGCTGGAGTCGAAATACTAGGAGCATACAAAAAGTCCTTAATATGGCAATGTATGAAATGCGGTGATAGATTTTTGAAATTAAGTAGAACAAGAACTTTAGAACTTTTGGAAGACGCGACTTCCGCCTGGACTAATCCCAATGATTGGGGAGATACAATAGATAAAGAACTAAACTAAGGAGAGTCTATGGCAAAAGACAAAGGTGTATTAAAACGTGCAGTTGTCACACCAGATAAACATGCACCAATACATGATAAAGCAGCGATAAACGTTGTTAAAAAAGCAATAGAAATAATAAAGCCTGATATTTATATAGATTTAGGCGACCTAGGAGAGTGGGGAAGTGTATCCCACCACCAATGGAAAAGAAAGAAACAGCCACCATTGGAATATATAATACCTAGGATTGATGAAGATGTAAAAGGTGTTAATGAGCTTCTTGACAGTATTGATGAGTCTTTAGATAAAGCTAAGGTAAAAGAGAAGTATTTATGCGGTGGCAATCACGATGAATGGTGTAACATGTTTGTAGCACAACATCCATATTTACCACAGTATAAGTTCGAAAATAGTACTAATCTAAAAGAAAGAGGATATAAATATTATCCCGCTACTTTAGAACCTAGTAAATGGTTAAAGATTGGTAAACTACACTTTTATCACGGACATCACAAAAATGGTATGCACCATGCTAAAGCACATTTAACATTAGGTGCTAATGTAATGTATGGTCATCATCATGGACTACAACAAGCATCAGTAACTCATATAGACGGACCTAAGTCTGCTTGGAGTTTAGGATGTTTAAAAGATATGAGTCCCGATGCAAATCCATGGCTTGGTGGTAAAGCTATAAATTGGGCACATGCTTTTGCAGTGGTTGATTACTTTAGAGGAGGCTTATTTACTGTGCATATAGTACAAATTATAAATGGCAAAACCTCGTTATGGGGAGAGCTTATAGATGGGAATAAATAGTGGACATACTTACAATCTTGGAACAATTTGGAATACCAGTAGCAGTAGCGATGGCGTTCGGATTTTTTATATGGAAACAGAACAGGTTTATTCAACAGACTCTGATGACAGAACTAGACCAAGACTTCAAGAGGTTGGAAGGTATCATTATTAAACTCATTGACCAACAAAAGTTGGTTCAAATGGAACAAAAGAAGTTAAATGGTATATTTAAAGCGCAAGTAGAAATAATTGCTAGATTATCAGGAAACGGATTAAAAGATAAGTTTTTAAGGATGATGGAAAAAGGCGGGATGAATGACGAATGATTTTATCTAAAATGCTAGTAAACCAAATTGCCACATATCTAACTAAACATTTTAAGTTAGATAAAATGATGGCGTATGTATTTGACAAAAACGAGTTAGATACAAAAGTTGAGCAGTTAGAAAAAAGAATTAACTTATTAGAGAATTTTAAATGTAATTATAAACCAAAGGAGGAAGATAATGGCTAGGTCATATGGAACAGCCACTCTGACATTAACAGTAACTGAAGCTATTACTTTAAATAGTAAAGACGAAGGACAAACACATTCTCATACTATCGCTTCTGTAAGTGATATATATAGAAGAACTGAAAGTATACCAACATCAGAAACAACAGTTTTAGGATTTGATGGTTCTGCAGTAGGTAAAGGTCAGTTTGTAGAAGGTAACGTAAAGTATCTTAGAATAACTAATTTAGATGATACTAACTATGTTGCTTTATTCTTTAAAAATGAAAACAGTGACGAAGTATGTATAAAGGTAGATAAAGGTCAATCTTTTATTTTATGTCCTGATTTGTCAAGTGGTGTTGTTGATGTTATGGATGCTAATACAGCTGGAGCTGCTACTAAAGCAGGTTTAGGTGATTTAACAGAAGTTAGAGCACAAGCTGATACAGCTGCTGTTGATATAGAAATTTACATGGCACTTACTTAATGGCTATAGATGTAAAAGAAGTAAGTAAGTTTACTAGTGGACTTATAGGAGCATCCTCTGAAACTGATATAGGTGACGATTTTGCCACTTTTTCACTTGATGTAGATAGTGAGTTTGAAAGAGGTGCTCTTCGTGGTATAAAAGGTAATTATATACTTGGTGAATCAGGTTGGGAATTGCCACGTTATTCTAGATGGAGATTACGTTTTACTAGTAATCTTCCACTAAATTACGCAGGTAAAGGTTTTTTGTTATATGGTTATAATAAAATATTTCTAATTTATTATAATACAACTGATACAGTACCTTCAGATGTTACAGCTCAAGCAAGTTTAAAAAATTGGACAGTTAAAAATGTAAATGCATTTGGATTTACTACAAAAAAACAATTTGCTGATGCAACTATTGAAGCAATTAATAATCTAGAACCTAATACTGCACTTAAAAATGCTAGTAATATAAATAATTACTTTACTTCATTTTACACAACTAACTCAGATAGTGACGCATTTGTTGTTATTAGAAGTTTATTTGTAGGTGATTTAGCTATGCCTCAGAGTCATACTGATGATTTAGAATTTAGTTATGGCGTTACAAATTATAATTTAAAATTAAAAACTAGCGATACTACATCTTATGTTATATTTCCCGATAAAGGTGAATATCAAAGTGTTACAACACCTTCTGCTTGGAGTGATACAAAAGACGGTAAATTTGTTAGAGGTAATGGATTAACTCCAGAAACTAATAGTGAAAATATGCCTTATGGATTTAAGTTTCTAAAAAATATAAATCAAAAAGGTAAGTCTAACTTATTTGGAATAACAACATCTTCTACAGCTCAGTTATTAAAAAATATAGGAACTGATAGTTTTTCTGTAAAAGATTTGGGTTCCGTATCCTCCTCTGATAATAAGTTTAACGTAACTGCAGAACAAAGAAATAAAAATTTATATATTGGTACAGGTGGTCCAGTAGGTACAAGTTCTTTATGGCTTGGACAAGTAGATAGAAAACAGTTAGATAAAAACTTTGACGAAGAAGATGTATTAGAATCAAATCAATTAAAACCACTAAATGTAAATAGTGGAGATATATCTGTAGATAATTTAATAGTACCTACACTTCATTATGGTTTAACTAGTGAAAATGGTGGTATAGCTGGTTCTGCTAATATATATGCTATTGCAAGTAGTGATACAGATAAAACTAATGCTAATATTACTATACTTACTGAAATGAGAAGCGTAAATGGATGGGCTAAAAAATGTTTAGCTAATGCAACAGGTCAAATTCCTGCTAATTATTCCGCTTTTAAAGAAGGTATGATATTTAGATTGGACATGGGAGATGCTTTTGTAGCTTCTTCATTTGAAATGGATATGTTAAGTATTGATGATGGTGGAGCAAATGCGTATACTCATTTAAGAAAACTGAAATCATTTGCAAAAGGTAATTTAGATGATGTGAATCAAGTAGGTATAGATAATGCAATAACTTCTACAACAGGTGGTAGTGATAATGAAGAGTTGCATAGTGGCGATTTATTTCAAATAGTATATGCTCCAAGTACTGGTGCTATAGATACTACTGTTGCAGAAGATGGTACTGATTTAATTAGATTTGTTTATATAGGCCATTTAGGTAGTAATGTTGACCAACAAACTCATGGAGGCTTAGTTAATAATGACCCTTTTAGACATGATAATAAAGAATGTTATAGTGGAACTCCTGCTTATGCATTTGGCCATGTAAATGATGGTAAATTTTTATATAGATTTAAGACTACTTCTAAAAATAATTCCCAAATAAAAAATGAAATAAACTCTACAGTTATATACGACAGTGAAGGTAATGCTGTAAGCAATAAATTTAAAATGGTAGAAATGATTGATTTAGAAGATGCTTTTAGTGTTCCAGGATTTGAAATATCAACAATAGCAGAGTGTAAAAGTGCAGATGGTGCCAACAATTTTGGTGGAGATACTACAAATAAAAATTACCACATGGGATATGGTAAATTATGGATTGCAAATAAAAATGAACATAATGTACTATATTTAGTAGATATAACTAATTGGGATAAATTAAATGCAGACAGCAATAGCATTAACTTTATAAAAGTTACACTAGATTTTGAAAGATTACATAGCACTTTAATTTCTAAAGATGATACCACTCATGGTGAAGGGCTTGTAAGATTATGGTCTGGTTCTAATGGAGATTGGGATTATGAAAATATTATAGGCGATTATACTTGGGAGCCAGAACCTAAAAACCAGTATATTGCATCAATATGTGAAACATATTCACATCAACCACATTTAGGTGATGGAGCTACAGCTGGTGCAGGTACTGGTAAATGGAGAGTTTGGGTAAATTATAATAAATTAGATGATAATCCTCATACAAGATGGGATTTATTTTTATTTAATTTTAGACCACAAGGATGGGAATTGTATACAGGCGCTACTGATACACAAGATGGATTAGGAGAAAATGATAATCAAACAGTATATATGTTTGATAAAACACCACCTTATCAAGAATGTTCTTATATTTATGAAAATGGAAAACACTATTATCCATATGATAAATTTGCTATTACAAAAAATATTCCACCTGATAGCCAAAAAAAATACTTTAGTACAAGCGATAACGGAACTGAAGATAATTTTGGTCCTGAATATATGTCTATAAGAGGAAGTGATTTAAGATTTGATAATGAAGATGAATCAGGGAATGGAGATGGATGGGATGCTTGTGAATTTAGAAATCCTTCTGGAGAATTTTTATCTTGGTATCATAATCGTACAGGCGATTCTTTTAATATGTTTTTGGGTACTAATATAGGTTGGACAGTACAAGGTAATAGACAATGGTCTAATTTTAGACATTGTTTGAGACCGCATTTTAAACAATGGTATTTTACAGGCCTTACAAATATAACAAGTGCAACTGAACTTGATAATTCTGTTGCTCATATTGTTTCGTTTTTTGGTAAATTAAGTGGCAAATTTATTAAAAGAGGAGGCACTCTTGGAACTTGGAATAGTAATGACGACCGTTCTTGGAGACATTTAGATAGTGCTACAATAGAGTCATATGAAAATGATATTGTAATGTTTTCTATGCACGATAGTCCTGTTGCTTTTGCTAATGTAACAGGTGGCAATAATGAAGCTACATTTGTTACTGAAATACAAGGTGCACCTAATACAGATTCATCAGATGTTGTTGAAAACGCTGGTACAATCAATGCTAAATTTAAAGATACTGAAGCAGGTTGGAGAACTGATAATAGCATACCAGCTACACAAGGTTATAGTAGATTTAACCAATACAGATACAATCATGACCATTGCGGTACAAAAGATTTACATGATGACGAAGGTAATCCTTCTAATAGAAAGGGTTATGTAAATACTGTAGCAGACATAGGTGGTGGTGGAGCTTATTATGGAAGCGATGGATTTGGTCATTATAATATGGTTACTACAACTTGGGCGTCAAATCAAGATGTATGGCATAGTATCAAGGGTGAAAATAATGAAAAATGGAGAGTTTATGGATTTGGTATTGAAAAGCTTAAGCGTTTAGAAAGAGATAGTAGCGCAAATTCTGATGAGCCATTTATTGATATAGAAGACAACAGGTATGATTTATATAATAGAAATGATGCAGATTATGATAAACAACCTGAAACAAAATTTGGTACAGGATATTTAACGTATAGATTTCCTAATACAACATCTACTTATGGTGATGAAAGAGCAGGTTATTATAATATAACTGATTCAGACCCTATAACTTTTTCACATTCTAGTGGCGGAACTGACCCAACTGGTACATATTGGGATAATAGAAAAGCTGTATTCTGCTGGTCAACAACAGCACTTACAGATAGTGTTTTTAAAAATACAGATTATACAGAAGTAAAACATTCTACTGATAATAGATTTGAAGTTATGGTTTCTCCAAGATGTAGTTTTAGAAAATTAGAGTTACCTGCAGGATATAAATTTGAAGAAATAAATAATGTTGATTTTATTAGTTGGCATGAAATATATGGTAATACTACTAAAATAAAACACGGTTATATTCTTTCAGGAAAAGCAGATAATTCACCAATAAAAAGTGCAGAAATAACTTCTACAATAATGTGCGTTATAGATAATAAATCTATAGATAATTACAGAAAAAATGGTTCAGCTGTTGCAGCATCTGATGGAAATGATAAATTATTACAATATTCTGCTAGTCAAAGTGAAGCTGCAATTTCACCTATTATACCATTACAAAAACAAGTATTTACTTCACAAAATAGTTTTTATGACCAAATAGTAACTTATACTAATGATAATTTAATATTTAAAAATTTAAACCAAGGTTTATCAGATTATCCTCATCCATTTGGTCTTGGATTTAGAGATAGAAAATCTAATTTACCAGACCAACCACAAAATTTAACTACTATAAAAATAGAAACTTATAGTCCTATAATAGTTGGTGATAATGGTGATAATAACAAAGAAATATTACATAATTGGTGTAGACCTCAATTTCAAAAAGCTACTGCTGATTTAGGTACTATGGGAACTTTTCCATATTATAAATATGATAAATTATGGAATTACTGGTCAACAGATGAGCGTTCTCCTAATGATAATACAGACGCAACATTAGAAAATGCTGATATAGAATCAGGTTTTGACCATGCTGTATTAATAAATGATGAAAAAATTAAAATCCATAAAAGACCTACAGAAGGTTGGGGAAGTACTGCAGGAACTACTTTTAATGCTGGAACTCCAGATGCTAAATATCCTTCTACTTATGACAGTGATTTAAATACATCTAGTGGAATTGGAGCTCATTCAAAAGTTCTGAATACTTCTATAATAGATTCGTACCATGAAGAACCTGCAGATGTAACTGTTATAGATGGTGAATCTCAAAATGTTGGAGTTGAGTTTAAAGAAAATAGTACTGTTTATTATAAATTGAGTTTTGTTTATGATGGATTCCAAGAAAGTCCTTTAAGTGACCATACTTATGAAATAGATGTAAGTAAAGATTGTAAATATTTAGGTTTAGTATTAAAAGTTCCAGGAGCTACAGAACTTCATATAAATTCAAGAGTAACTCATATAAATGTGTATAGAAAGAATAATTTAAAAGATTTATTTAGACTTGTTAAATCTGTTGCTTTAGACCAAAAAGATGATATATTTATACTAAACAATAATTTGTACGAATACAAGTTTAACGATGAAAGAACTACTATATCTTACGAAGGTTTAAATGGCGTATCTGAAACTTTAAAACATTTAACACCTAATTATGCGCTTAGTTGTCAGCTTAATGATTTTTTGTTTGTAGCTAAAGTTAGTCATCCTAAAATAGAAAATGGCGAACATGTCTTACTACGTTCTAAACAAGGCAAGTTTTCTATGTTTGATTGGTCAAATGATTTTTTAGATTTACCAATGCAACCTAAAGCAATGGCTTCATTTGCTAATAGAATATTTTTATTTGATGAAAATAATACATACATAGTCAATCCAGAAGGAATGTATATAGAAGAAAAAACAGAAGGTGTTGGAATATTAAATAGTCAATCAGTTGTAGTAACAGATGATGGAATGTTCTTTGCTGATAGAAACAATATATACGCACACAATGGTAGAAATGCTGTACCTATTGGTGATGCAATACTTTACAATCATAGTAGACCAGAATGGCAAATAGGATACCTAGATGCTATCAAAAAGGCAGAATCTTTAGGTTATACACCTAGAGTAGTATATGACTCAATTAAGAAGTCATTATACGTTATTTTACAAGGATTTTCAGAAGTTGAAAATAGTTTATCAGATAGCTATGAGAATAATAAATCTAGAATATATTCATTTAATATAAATACTAAACGTTGGGATTACTATAGTAGTCCTAATATTAATTCTGCTATAGTTACTAATAAAGGTGATGTAGTATTAAATGATGGTTATCAGTTGTATAACTATCGTATAGATAAACGTAATAGAAAAGCATTTTCTTGGGAAAGTAAAGAATTTGTTATGGGTAGCAGTAATTATGATAAAGTATTTAAAAGACTGTATATAACAGGTGAATTATGTTTATTAAACTTTAATAATATTGACCAAACTAGTTTATATGAAGAAAGTGAAGAGTCAGAAGATTGGGGATTACCTCCTAATCCTGTAAGTACAGAAGGTACTGATTTTGAAGTATTAAATGATGAGTATCAATTAAATACATCAAATGCTTCTGAAAGTGACGATTTAAAAGTATATGTTGATGGTGTACTTCAAACAATGAGAGTTCAAAACAGAAAGCCTCATATCGGTCATTATTTAGCAAATGATAAAACAGGTAGTTTATATACTATAGAAACTGAACTACCAACATTTGAAACAGCTATAAATGGTTTAACAGATGTTGATGGCAATCCAATTAAGAATGCATTTTCTTTAAATAAAGATTCATTACCTGAATTTGTAGATGCACCTAATAGTCAGTATCCAAGCACTACAAAACAGGGTGAGTTATCTGAACTTGTACACTTACATAGAGGACAATATTTGTATATAAGTGGTATTATAGGCGGTAACGAAGTAAAAGAAATTGTTAAAGTTAAAAAAGTGCATTTAAAATGGACGCAAAATGATGATGGATTAAATACTATAATAGATAATAATGGCGTAATTGTAGAAGTATATAGAGGTTTATTAGGTACAAAAGCTCAAAACTGGAGCGGATTAAACTCAGAAAAAAGACAAATAAGAATAGCTACACCAATACTTAAATTCCCAAGTGGAACTAAAGGTAAGAATTGCAAGATAGTATTTGACAATCAAAAAAGTTATATTGATTCATTTGCTATAACATATCGTAAAACAAGGATGAAATAATGTCTAAAAAGGTTAGTTACAGAAAGTATACTAAAAGTTTTGGAAAAGAAGATGAAAGAAGACAATTAGATGAAACCTTAGATATACTAAAAAACCAAGTAGATAATTTAACCTCAAGTGTAAATACTATTACAAGCAGAGGTGATGCCGATACCTATAAAGGTACACCAGGTGATATTAAAATCAACAAAATAGCCCAAAATAGGTACGAATTTTACATAAGGGGGGAAGATGGTTGGCATAAGGATAATAATGCCTCTTTTGGCCCAATAGACGAAGATAAAGACCTATCAGACCCGCCTACAGTAAATATGACTAGTGGCCAATTTAACTATGGCTATGAAGGCAATACACGTTTAACATTAAATCTAGACCCTACTAAAGTATCTACAGCATCTATAGCGACTCCTACTATAAAGGGTTGGGGACATTTACAACTTGATTCTACACAAAGTTTAATATTAAATCCTACAACAGAGGTAAAGTCTGAGACACCTATAAAAATAAAGGAAACTAGCGCTGCAGTTTCAGATACTGCTGATTATGGTCAATTATGGGTTAAAGATGAAACAGAGCAAGAATTATATTTTACTACTGATGATGGTGTAGATATACAGTTAACTCATAAAGACCATTTAGCTCCTACTGAACAAACAAGAATACAGGTCAGAAATAATGAAGGTAGTACTATACCTGCAGGAGCGCCACTATATAGTAAAGGTGAAATAGGTGGTAGTGAAAGAATATTAGTTGGTATATGCGATGCTAATGATGCTAATAAAATGCCTTGTATTGGTATTGCTTATGAAGAAATGAATACTTCATCTACTAAAGATAATTATGCTGTTGTATCAGGTGTATATAATAAAAATATTAGTGGATTTCCAGGTGTAACTGAAGGTGATGTAGTATATGTTTCAGATACAGCTGGTTTAACAATTAACAAACCTATTGCACCAGATTGTTTAATACAAAATATAGGTATTGTAATTAGAGCAAATACACCAGCAGGACAAATACAAGGAATACTTGTAAGTGCTATTGGTAGAACAAATGATATACCAAATGAACTTGTTGTAAACTATATTGCTAATGCTACAACAGATACAGATAAATTCTTAGTTAGTGATAGTGGAACTGTTAAATACAGAACAGGCGCAGAAATGTTATCTGACCTTGGTATATCGGCAGATGAAATAATAGATTGGACTGTTGACCAAGGTTCTACAAATATACATGCTAATAATATAGAAATAACTCATAATCAAGTTACAGACTTTGATAGTGAGGTAAATGCTTTAGCACAAGTTAAAATAGACGCTCTTATAGACTCTGCACCTGCTGCTTTAGATACACTTAACGAACTTGCTGCTGCACTTGGTGATGATGCTAACTTTGCTACTACAGTTACTAATAGTTTAGCATTAAAAGCACCATTAGCAGCACCTGCATTTACAGGTAATGCAACATTTGCAGGAGTTACAGATTTTAATGATAGAGTAGATATTAATGAAACATCTTTTCCACAATTAACATTTAGTGATGATGGTGGAACTGATAAAATGAATATGGGACAAAGTGGCGAAATATTCTATTTTAAAACAAGTGATACTGCTAATGATATAAGATTTAGAAGAAGTGATAACGAAGATTTATTAAATTTAGATATGTCTGCATTAAGAGTAGGTATAGGAGTTACTGACCCTGATTCAAGATTAGAAATTGTAGGTGCAGGTAACGATAATACTACATACGGTTTAAGCGTTAAAGATTCAGGTGATACAAATTTATTTTATGTAAGAGATGATGGTGTAGTAAGCGTATTAGGTGGTTACTTTTTTGCACAACACTCTAGTGGTGCATACTTTACAGGCTCTATAAAAGCAAGAGGTGGTATTACAGATGATGGTGGTGCTTTAGGATTAGGTGGTAATGGTAATACAGACGATATGACTATATCAAGTGGCAATGTAGGTATAGGTACTACAAGTCCTGATGTTGATTTAGATATTAGAGGAACTAATCCATCTATTATTTTAGCAGATGATTCACCAAGCGATAACAAGTTTATTGCTTTTAATATTGATGTACCTTCAGATGATGTGCATACAATATCAGTAGACCAAGCAGATTCTTTAGCATTTGGAGAAAAATTAGAAGCAAATGATACATCTTTAGAAAACGAATGGGTAAGAATCACAAATGCAGGTAATGTAGGTATAGGTACTACAAGTCCTTCGGCAAAATTAGATGTAGCAGGTGATACAAACATAACAGGCGATTTAACTGTATCAAGTAGTAGCGACCCAAGTGTAATTATACAAGACCCTAATGGTTCAGGGTTATTAAGACTTTTAAGAACTGATACAAGCAAACGATTTGATATATCTTTAGAGGGAAATGATTTAAGATTTACTCCAAACACTACAGATGGTTCAATGAATGTATTAATAGGTGTAAATGCAGGAAGTTCTACAATAGATAGTAGATTAGGTGTAGGTAATGCAACACCATCTGAAATGTTAGATGTTACAGGTAATGCTAAAATATCAGGTACTTTAGAAGCAGGAGCAACTACTATTAGCGCCTTAGAAGTAGGGGATAGTACAGAAGGTATTAAAATATCAGCTCTTTCATCAAATATAGCAGGTATAGAAGGTATGGATACAGGTAGTTCGGCTTGGAACTCTATTCATATTAAAGCAGATGGTAATGATGGTTTATTTATAGAAAAAGATACTAATAATGTAGGCATAGGAACTACAAGTCCTACTGAAATGTTACACTTACAAAGTACAGGCGATGTTAAGATTTTATTAGAAGCCGATACTGATAATTCTGTAGAAGATGATAATCCTGAAATACTATTTTCACAAGATGGTGGTGGAGTAACAGGTGTTATAGGGTTTACTTCTGATAATAAATTAAAAATTGCTAATAGTTGGACTAGTGATACAGGTGATATATTGCTACAGACAAAAAATATTACAAGAGCAACTATATATGGTAGTGGCAGTACAAGATTTCACAACACTACACAATTTTACAATGGGTTTCCACAAATAAAACTTAGTGATGATAGTGGTGCTGATTTTGTAGAAATAGGATTGAATGGTAATGTATTTATAAATAAAACATCAGATGCAGATATAAACTTTCTTTGGCGAGATAATAGTAATAACGATTTATTAAGTATTGACACAGGAGCACAAACAGTTACCATAGGCGAAACTACACAACAAACTTATAAATTAAAAATAGGCGATAATGGTAGAATGAATATGCCTGTTCGTGGTTTAGAGTTTGAGAATGGACACGGATATTGGAACGCTCTTGGAGAGTTTGGTCTTGTTTATTTATTAATGTCTACACAAAATGATTTGATTAGACATAGAACACCATTAACATTAGAAAGATGGAATGGTAGTGCTTGGGTAGATGAATTATCAGGAACAACAAGTGAAAATAATCCTACTACTAATTTACAAGGACTTAAAAATACATTAGATGGCTCAAAAACCACAGGTTGGACATTAGATGATGAGTGGAAAAAATTTAGATTTGTTATAACTAGAGAACAGGCTTGGGCAGAAGAACAACTGATATATTTAGATTTAGGTTGGTCTAGTACTAATTTTAGTAATGGTAGTTCTACAAGTGGCTCTATGTGTCCTACTATGACAGTAGAACAGTTAGATGGTAGTTTTGATGCAGTTGATGATAATAATAACGATTGGACTACTAATACTACTATAACATCAGATTGGCATACTACAGGAATAGCAAGTCAATATGGAACTTTTTTTACATTTAGTAATGCAACACATATGCCTGAAACACACGTTAGAATAACAGTAGAGTTTCCTGATTGGGATGCATCTGCAGGTGGAAGCAAAAGAATGAATATAAGAAACTTGGGTATGCTATCAAATTATGCTTCTGATAGAACTACTGAAGTTTGGACTACCAATTGGGATAGAGATGCAATAGGGTATGGTAATACTAAAATACCTGCAGGACATAGTTATTTTATAAACAATGTTTCAGTATTAAATACTAATACATTAGGTAGTGGTGTAGTTAATTCATCACTTACAAGTGTAGGGACATTAACAAGTTTAGCAGTATCAGGCAACACTAACATAGATGGCAATCTTGCTATTGGCGATGTAAATAATGCTTCTGTTTCATTACATATTAAAGAAGATAGTGTTAATGCAAGAATAAGAGTTCAATCTACAGGTTCTAATAGCACATCATATATGAGACTTGAAAATGATGCTCAAAATTGGGATATAAGAGTAGATGGTGGTAATTCAGATAAGTTTATTATAAGAGATGAAACTGCATCTACTAATAGATTTTCAATGGATACATCAGGTAATATAGTTACAACAGGTAATATGTCTCCTGCAGGTTATTTACAGTTAACAGGAGCACCTTCAGACCCTGGAGCAGATGGTACAGTTAGGCTTGGACAGGAAACAAATGTTTTAAAAATATTTTCAAATTATGGATGGGTAAGATTAGGCGCAGAAAGTGCAAGTTGGGCGCATATAAGAACTGATAGAAGTCAATTTTATTTTAGTACTAATATTGTAGTAGATGGTGGATATGTATCATCTTATGATGAAGATTTAATACTTCGTAGAGACTACAATGATACTACTTACAATCAAATTACAATAGGTGATGATACATTAGATATTAAACTTGATAACACATCTCGTTTAGCAATAGATGGAAATGGTCAGGTAGATTTAACAGGTGATTTAGTTTTACGTGGAGAGAAAGGTATCTTTATAGAAAACCTTGGAGGTCCAACAGGTACATCAACAGGATATGGTGGTAGCATTATCCAACCTGCAACTGCTATGTTTAGAACTGCTACTAACACGCATACAGGATTTATCAAAATTGTAATACCAACTAGTACAGGAGCAAATCCAAGAGATATGTTTACATTTTGGGTTGATGTATTTGATTATGCTTCAGGAGATTCTTTTTCTGTATATATTAGTGGTTATAATTATGAAGATGCAGGTTCTAATGAGTGGCATAATTGTGATGCTATGATATTAGGTACAGAATCACATAGAGATTTTACAGTAAGATTTTGTCATGATGGTACTAATCCTTGTATAACAATAGGTGAAACAGATACTACTTGGAATTATTTACAAGTTACAGTTAGAAATGTTCAGGTAGGATTTACTGCTGATATAGATGACTTTAAAGGTGACTGGACAATATCGGTTGAAACAACTTTACCAACTTATGTTGATGAAACAGTTTCAGGCAACTTTCCTATTGCATCAAGAACAATAGGTACTGCTGATATAGCAACTACTGTAACATTAACAGACCAAGGTAGCGACTCAACTTGTTTCCCTGTATTTTCAACTGCTAATACAGGAGATAGAAATTTACATACAGATAGTAGTGCTTTAACATATAACTCTACAAATGGAACGTTGACATCTACAACAGTTAGCGGCACTTACTTAGAAGCAACTAGCAAATTAAATATAACTACATCTTCAGATGCAGTAGCAACATTTAAAATGACTGATGATGCTTGGGGTTATATGGAATGGAGAAAAAATAACAATGATAGGGTTGCCTATTTTGGTATGGATTCTGATATGGACAGAATGATTATTTCTGCTACTGAAAATGGTGCTAATGAATTAGAGATAAATACCACAACAGTAGATATAAATGCAGATGTTGATATATCAGGCACTCTTGATATGGAAGAAAATAACATTAATAATGTAGGCGAAATAGCATTAGATAAAATAAAAGCAGATACTGCAAGTAATGTTAATATAATGTTTAATACAAGTGGTATGACTTTTAATGTAGAAACAGGTGATTCTTATCAATTTAATTTAGGTGAAGTAGATGCAGATTTAGTATACTATGATGATGAAGAAAATGATTTATTTAAAATAGATTCAGGTAATAAAAGAGTAGGTATTGGTTTGTCTGCTCCTACTACTACACTTGACGTAGAAGGTACTGTATCATATAAACACGTTGCAGTAACAGCTTCTTCAGATGCTGTAGACGTATCAGGAGCAACAGTAGTAGAATGTACACCAAGTGGTAATATTTCTATTGGGGGATTTAGTGGTGGTGTACAAGGACAAGTTATACATGTCTTAAAAGTAGACTCAGGATTTGGAAGAGTATTTTTAGAACATAATGAATCCACAGGAACACAAAAGATATTTACAAGTGCTGCAACTGATATTGCGATAATACAAAAGGGTGGCGTAACATTGTATTGTACAGGTTCAGAATGGATTGTATTAGATAAATAATATTCGTATATTATAGGGTATTTTTTAAACCAAAATGGAGAACAAATGAAGTTAGAAGAAAAGTTAGAAAACTTAAAAAAACAACAACAACAGTTAGAAGTTACTTTAATAAAAGTACAAGGAGCTATGGAGCTAATCGAAGCTATGATAGCTGAAGAGAAAAAAGAAGAAGAAAAAGACGAAGAAGAGAAGAAATAACTTGCATAAGTTATGCATATTTATTATATTAGATTGATGAAAACCTTTAAAAAGGAGTATTTATAATATGAGTTGGCAAATGATTGCTAGTGCAGCCATGCAAATGGCTCCATCTTTATTAAGTGCTTTTGGCGCTAATAATAACGATGCAGACCAAAGTAACTTAGATGTTAATTTTAAGCCTTATATGGATAAAATAAATAAGATAGGTGAAAAAGGATTAGAAATGACTACTCCTGGTTCTGCTTATAATGTGCAAGAAGATAAACGAATTAAAAGTGACGCATATGATGCTATGGGTGTTGCAGATATGTTATCAGGTAGAGGAATTGCAAAAGGCGGTATGGGTGGTTATAGTGGTATAACAAACCAATGGGCTCAAGCTGATTTAGCTAAACGTCACAATGAATTGCGAAAAACATTACTAGATTCTCGAATGGCTAGAGAAGCTCAAGGTTATAATCTAATAGCTCAAGCTGCAGAAGGTGACCAATATATGGGTGCTTTAAAAACTCAAAGAGATATAAGTAAACCTCAATTTGATTTAGGTGGAACACTTCAAAACATAGGTACAGGAGCATTTGATTATTGGATGGGACAACAAGAAACTGTAAATCCTATCGTAGATACAATACAAAGTATGGAAACACCAAATTTTGATGTACAAAATATGTTCCCTAACTTATATAATACTAATACAACAACTAACGAACCAGTAAATTATTTTAGTGCATTTAATTAGGAGATAACATGGCACAAGTAGATTTTTCACCATTATTAGCGAGAACTTTAGCAAAAGAATTAAAAGAAGCTGAAGCAGGATATAGTATAGGACATTCATTAGGACAAAAAGGATGGTATCCTGGTAAATATGCAGCAGAAGGTATAGGCGCAGCTGGTAAAGGTTTAGGTTTACTAGGTAAATACATGCAAGAAGCACCTGGTGGATTAAAAAAAGGATATGAAGCTATGGGTCAAATTCCTGAAAAAATGAAAAGAGCATATCAACTTTCACCTTATCAATTTAAGAACCCTTGGGCAAAACCTGAAATAGATTTTGGTCTTCCACCTGAAGTGAATCAAAAAGGTTTAAATTCAATGATGTCTAATTTTCTTCAATCTAATAGACCTGCACCATTACCAATTGTTGATTATGAACAAGATTGGAGAGGTATGGGTAGAGATATAGATAGAAAGATTCGTGCAGGTGAAAGAGAAGAAAAAGCTAGGAAAAAAGAGTATGAAGCTCAAAAAAGAAATATGGAAACAATAGCACCTTGGGCGTTCCCTGAAAATTTTGGTCCTATTGGCCCTGCTGAAGAAGAAACACAAAGCGCTTGGGGAAAAGCTTTTTCTAACTTTGGGCCAGCTATGAATAATTTATATAAAGCATTTGGATTTGGAGACTAAATAATGAGTTTAGGTAATATAAGACAAAGATTTCAACAGATGAATCAACAAAGGCAAGTCAATTTTGAACAGGCTTTTTGGGGGGATGTAGGAAACTTTATTCAAAGTGATATAGGTTCTTATAATCCTGATACTAAATCAATAGTATTTCCTACTCAATTATTACCTAATAAAACATTACTGTGGAACGAATATAATAAACTAGCAACAGAACGTGGTGTAAAAGCTGATTATGCTCAGTTTATAGCTCAATATGATGGCTTTAAAAAACTTGAAGACAATAAGTACTTACAAGTAATTAATAGTGCTTCTACTATGGGTATGAAAGCTAAAGATATTAAAAAAGCTATACAAGCTAACCCTATAGCTAATCAAAGAATAAATAATATATATATGACTTCTGATGCTAATACTCAAGCTTCAATGGTTGATATGCTTAAACCTGAAAAAAGTTGGGGAGATTGGGCTATGGATTTAAACCCATGGCAAGCAATGGCTGGAGCTGGTGGACTTGGATTAGCAGCTTATGGACTAGGAAAGGGAGCTGTTAAGGGAGGTTTAGCAACAAAAGATTATTTTTTCCCACCTGAAGAACCAAAGAAAGAATCTGAAAAGATTAAAGAAGAAGCTAAAGGTAAGGGTAAAGGCGGAAAAGGTAAAGGTAAAGTACCAATGGTAAAAACAAAAGTACCTTCACAAAATGTATCTACAAAAGATATGGGTATAAAAGGTGCACCAGAATATTTTGATAGAGATAAATTAACTAAATTTACTCAAAAGCAATATCAAATGGATAAAATGTTTTGGGAAGAAGATAATCCAGGTAAGAAGTATAAAAAATTTAGTGAATGGAGAAAAGGTAAAACTGTACCTCAAATATTAAAAGGCGCAAGTTCTGATGAAATAAAAAGTTTAGCAGGTAAGAAATTTAAAATGGTTACTAAAGAAGTTCCTGATGTAAAAAGAAAAGTTTATGGACCACCTACTAAAGAAGGTGTTTATCCAAAGGCAGTAGAAAAACCTAAAACTGCAAAAGAAAAGTTTATGGAAATGGGTAAAAAAGGATGGAAAGGCTTTAAAGGCGGTAAAGGAAAACCTGGAATAATTAGAAGAAATCCTTTAACTACTGGATTATTAGCGCTACAAGCTGCACAATTATTAGGCTCAGACGAGGAGTAAAAACATATGGCTTTTAATCCTTATGGATTCTATGAGTATGGTGGTAAACCAGAACCTCAAGGAGATAAGGCTGCAACCCCTGCAGAGTTCACTCCTACATACACAAAAAAACAATTAGATAGCATAATAAATGCTTATAAAAACAATCCTAAAGCATTTAAACCTGAGCATATAGATTCAATAAAACAACACGCAATATACCATAACACTGGCTTCTATGAAGGTGATTTCCAAATATCAGAAGCTATAAAACAATTTATGGGTGGTGTAGTAGAAGGTTGGTCAACATTTAGCCCTGTAGATGCCCCTGATAATGAATACGAAGCTATTGCACGTAATGTAGGACATTTACTTGGTTTTGCTCCAGGTATGGCTGCTAAACCATTAAAACTATTAGGACTTAGAACTGCTGCTGCTAAAGTAGCAGGATGGAAATCTATACCATTAAAAGTCGGTGAAGAAGCTACTAAACTTACAGGTAAATTTGTAAAAAGTGTTATTCCTGCTGCTAGGTTTGATGCTACTAATACTGCAAGTAAATTTATAACAGGCGGAGCTGTTAAAAGCGTAGCAGAAGAAGCTATGAAGCTTGGTGTTGCTAGTGCTGTAAGTAATTGGAAGCAAGGTGTAGATGGTGTGATGATGGCCGCTAGAAGTGGTGGTGAATTTGGTGCAGCATTTCAAATACTTGCTAATGCAGTTCCAGGAAGTGGAACATTTAAATATTTATTAAGAGCATTTGCAGGTTCTATGTATCAAGGAATGCATGCTGAAGCTGCTGGAGCTACTACACCTGAAAAAGTATATGAATATTTACTTGGTGCATACTTTGGTGGTGGAGGTGCTGGTTGGGTACAAAAAGACAAAGCTAAGTTTTTTAAAGAAAGAAACGAGCAAATGTATGGTACTAAAGGTAAAAAAGCAGACCATAAAGCTGTTGCAACTGGAGACCCTACTCTTATTAAAACATGGGAAAAGTATGACCCTATAGTTCAAAAAGAAATTATAAAAGAATTAAATGACCCTAACTATTATGGTAAAGGTAGACCTAGTGAAAATTGGAGACCTCAACATCAATTAAAAGAAGGTGAAACTTACCCTGAAAGAACAGCAATGCTTGAAATGCTTGCTAAAGGTGCTGGTATAGATACTAAACTAGAAACAGTATCACAAAAAGGTTGGGAAAGATTTAATAAAATGCAAGAAGATGCTATTATCGGTAAAAAACCAACTGGTCTTGCTATAAGTACTGAAAAAAGATTAAATGAGTTAAATGTCCAAAAGAAAGATTTAGCAGAGCAAATAACTAAGAAAAGAGCTGAAATAACTACTTTAAAAGGTTCAGATAAAATGCTTGCTGAAACAGAGCTTGGTAGATTAGAAAGAAAGGTTGAAGAAGTTATTCAACTAGAAAAAGAACAACTTGATTTAAAACCTTATGAATTTATTGACAAAGCAGGTGAAATTAAAAACGAAAGAATGAATGATACTGGTAACGATATTGGTATGATAGCCGCTATTGATTTAACAAAGAAATCAGAAAATCTTGTAAATAAACATTTAAAAAAGTATTGGGATAAAGATGACTTTGAACCTATAGATAAACGTAATGAGATGTTACGTTTAACTAAAATAGTAGATGATGTCGTAAGTGGCGAAAAATACAACAAACCAGGCGAAAAAATCGATACCCAAGAGTTAACTCAAGATATAATAAAAACTCTTAAAAAAGAGGAAAATATCGACTTAAACACTAATACTAAGAAGTGGAAAGAAACAGAAAATGAATTAAGACAGTTTTTAACAAGACGTAACTTTTCTAAACCTGTTAATTATATTAACATGACTATTGATAAAGGTGGTAAAATAAGCGACTTTAAATTAAGAGAAGGTGGTTTTACTAACGCTGGAAATAGAAAAGAAAGCATGGAGCCTAAGAAAGAAGTCCAAAGAGTTTTAGAAGAAGCTATGGGCAAGGACGCAGAAGTTCCTGAAGCTAGTGTTATATTAGATAATATGACATTTAGAGGGAATAAAGGTGAGTGGATAGATGGTGGGCTTGGAGATGTAAGAAAGCTTCTTAGAAATGAATATCGATATAGTAAAAAAACAAAGTGGAGAGATGTATATAATGGATTAATTAAAGAATCTCATAAGAGAATGGAAAAAGAAGGTTATTATCCTTTTGGTGGTAAAGGTGATAATGATTTAATTATATACATTAAAAAACATCCTGATTTACAAAAACCTAATGTTAAAAGATATATAAACGAATATATAACAGAGTTAACTAAAGATTATAAAAATTCAAAGTACTATAACCAAGCTATAAAAAGAAATAAATTCTTTAGTGAAAAAGAGGCTAAAGACCAGTATTTAAGTAATATTATGTACGATATAGGATTAAATGGATTTAAACCTAAAACAAGTAAAGAGTACAGAGAGGTTTTAGATAAACTTTTTAAAGGTAAAGGTTACATTAAAAATGCTACCGCTTGGAATAAACGTCAACAAATATGGTTTACACCTACTTATAGAGCTGATGGTGATTTTATCAATAATAATTTTAAACGATATATAGAAAGATTAAGTCAAGCCGATAGAAATGATATAAACCCTGCATTTAACAATGTTTTAAAAAATAATGAAGTTAATTATGTAATAGTAAGGGATTTAGACCCTGCATTATTTAGTCTAGATGGCAAAAGAATTAAAAAGTTAGATAAAAATAGTAAGAATACTGAAATGGATGAGAGTGTAGATGGCCAAATAACTGTAGAAGATACTTTATTAAAAGCTATTATTAAAGATGCTGGAATGCCTGAAAGTGGTAATAGTAAATCGTTTATTGTTAGTCCTGATGGACAAATGGGAGCTTTACTTGGTAAGTATATGATGCATAGTGCAGGACCAAAAGCATCTAAACAAATGCGTAGAGCTGGCGTACATATGATTATGCAAGAAACAGCTGTTAAGCAAAGAGGTGAAAGAAAAATAACTGATTACAATATTAAAAATGATAATTTAGTAATAGATGATGCATCTCTAATTTATAGGCTACCTTTAAAAGATATCAAATATTCTTATAGTGTAAAAAATGATGATGCTATGATAGGGTTAAATCCTAATGGAACTATGCATAAACATGGCCTACCTAAACAGTTATTAATGGCAATGGCTCAAAATACATTTAAACCTTTTCCTAAAGAAATGGTTGAAGATTTTTATAGAGAAACTGTACTAAAGAAATATGATGGAAAAAAAGAAATAAATGAATTATATGATGATTATAAAGATAATCCAAAGAGTAAGAAATTACTTAGACTATTAGAGGACAATATAGAAGATTTAGGCGTTGAGAGATTACTTGATGCAATAAATGGTAATCCTACAAACTTTTCTGATGCTGCTTATATGCGTTTAATGAAGATACAAAAAGATGATATAATGCATAGAGTTGCTGATGGAGAAATGACTCCTGAACAAGCTGAAAAGTTAGTTCAGAATATGGAAGAATTTAACAGCTCTATGGACAGAATAGTAGAAGCTGGGCAACAATGGAAAACAAGAGAGCAATTAATTGGTAGAGACGGTAATATTAATCCATTACTATTACATAAATGGATAAGGCCATACAGATTCCAGGTAATTAGAAACTATGTATTTAACTCACTTAGTAGACCAAAGATAGGTAATAGTGGTGTAGCCCGTATGCGTGGTTATGATAAATGGTTTCAAACAGAATTAGATTCAAAGGGTAAAAAGAAATTTGGTGAATTAGAGACAAATGATGAAATATTTTATCTAGATGATGCATTTAAAAGAATGCCACTTAAAACTACTATTAAAGGTTATGAAGATACTACTTTAAGTGAATTATGGTATGACTCAAAAGGTTTTGGTAAAAAGAAAAAAGCACAAGCAGATGAAGTATTTACTGCTTTAACAGTAAGAGTGCCTATGGACTCTGTTAGTGGAGCTCAAAGGATGGTGTTTAGAGGATTTACAGGTAGACCTGGCCATGGTATATTAATGCATGGTAGAGCTATGAAAGCTGAAGGTGGTGCTGACCTTGATGGTGATGAGTCATTTATATTTTTTGGTGGAAGAAAAGGTGATAAAGGTGAAGGGCTTAGAAAAGAATGGATAGATAAATTTCATGAAAATAAAACAGAGTTTTATAATGAAGATGGTACGATTTATAATAACAAAAATAAAGAAGTTACTGAATCTTTAACTATGCAAGACTCTAAAACTACAACAGGTATTGACCCAAAAGCTAGAGATAGTAAAATGTGGCAATATGATTCACAATGGAGACAAGATATATCAGAAAGAGCTGTAGAAGGTCGTAACTTATTAGGTGGAACAGTAAGTGGTGCTCAGGTATTAAAAGCTGCTCACAATGCAATGCTTGAAATGAAACAAGGACATACTTTTACTGTTTATAAAGGTAGGAAAAAGTTAAGAATAAAATTAACGCCTAGAACTGAAGAAGCAGAACTTGAACAAGCTAGAAAATTAGCATCTTCAATGATAGCGTTTACATCTGACCCTCTTGATGTAGCTGGTTTAACAGGTTACAAAGATTACATGAGTAAGTTAGGTAATGCTTATTTTAAAGTGAAGATAAACGGGAAAGATGCAGAGATAACTCCTGACAATCAAGCTCAAGTATTTAATAAAGAAGGTATAATAGGGCAAGTTAGAGATATAAATAAAGCTCTTTATAGTAGAGACTATTATAATAACAAATCTTGGGACGCTGTAGATATAAATCAAATGACTGCTGTTACAAAACCAAATAATGTGTCACCTCTTAGAAATTCAGAAATGCATAATAATATGCTACTTAAAATAGGACGTTTAGCTGCAGATGTAGAGTTATACGATAGTCCATTTAGAATGATAGCACCAGAGCGTTTAGTTGCAATGTATAATGATTACAACAATATAACTCAAAGAATACCTATGTTTAAAGATTTACTTCCAAACGTTAAAGTTACACCAAACAATTTAATGTTAAAGATAATGGGTATTAAGGTTAAAGATGGAAAGGTTTATCAAACAAATAAAAAGTTATACGAGCAACAAGAATTAGAAAGAGTTGCTAACAGTTTACCTGAATTTTATAAGTATATTAATCATCCTCAAAGTCAATTCAGACCTGGTGGAAGTGAAAGAAGTAACTTTAGCGATGCTTATGCTCAAAAAAATCGTCAATATAGAATAGATAAACTGAAAGAGCTTATAAAAACTAATGAAGATTTTTTATCACAAGATGTAAGTGATATGGTATCAGTTAGACAGATATTTAAATACTATGATGGTGTTGAAGTAAATCCTACAATGTTTAGAAAGATACTAAAACAAACTCAAGATTTAAAAAACAATAGTTATCTTCAGAGAAAAGAATTTACTGAAGAAGCTATGGAAAGAAAAACAATAAGGCAAATAAGAAAAAGTTTTGGTGTACCTGAAACAGCTGAATTAGAAAAAAGTGCTACATTAAATCAGGCTGAATTAGATGCTGCAATACAAATGGCTAGAGAAACTATGCCTAATGCAAGAGCTAAAAAACTATTTGACCATTTAATGCTTGGAACTTTTAGACACAGTACTATGGAAACTGGTGTAAATAAACTAGGATTTGCGTCTAAAGCTATAGACCCTGCTAGTTTAACAGACTTTGTTGGTGACTTTACACAAGTAATGACTAAAGCTTATAAAACTCCTTCACCAAACTCTGAATTAAATCGTAAACTATTCAAAGAAATTAGATTTGAAAAGGATTTACCTGAAGGAACAATACTTGAAGATACTACTACAGGTTATGAAGGTCTTTATGGTAAACCTGATATGAAACTAATACCTAAACAAGTTAGACAAGAGATTACTGAACTTGTTGATATACTAGGTAAATACAATGATAAAGTTGGACAAGACTTAAATCTAATAACTAGAGATTTATTAGGAAAAGATTTTAATGCAATGGATTATGGTGATATAAAAAATCTAAATAGGTATTTTAAAGAGTTGCAAAGAGGTACTATTTGGCAGAGGTTATTTAGAGAAAAAACACCTGACCTTAGAAAAAGGTATACAATGTTATTTCCTCTTACAATAAATAGAGAGACAATGAAGTATGACATTCATCTTATGAAAAAAAGAGGTTTGTTTATGACTCAAGCTGGTGAAGTTGCTTCTGGTGACATGGCAAGACCTACAAATATTACAGAGAAACTCCATCATGGTATAACACTTGCTATGGATAAAGCACAAGCTAAAGGTGATGAAGAAGTGTTTAAACTACGAAGAGAGCTAGAGTTTCTTGATGGTATAGATGAAGGTGAAGCCTTTAGAATGATTGGTGTAAGGAAGCTTGAAGCAGATGGTAATGTAGCTAGAACACTTGGCAGGAAAGATACACAAGGTCAAATTTGGGCACGTAATTATATTGAAGCTTTAAAAAGTGATATAAAAGACACTAATTATGAAGTTATTAAAAATAATAGATACAGAATAACTCAAAGAACACCTGAAGGTGAAGTTAAACGTATTGAAATGACAGGTAAAGATATTACTAAGAAAGTAATAGATATTTATAAAAATCATTTTCAAAATGTTTACGATAAAGTTATTAGAGGTAACCAAGAATTTCTTGATAGTTACCATGAAAGAAGTGCTAAAGGTTACAAAATATATCACGATTTTAAAGATTACAAAACTCTTGATGACCCTATTAATGGTGGTAAACGTAAAATGCCAATGGAGCCTAAATATGAATATAAGAGATTTATTAAAGATGTTTATGAAGCTTATGAAAGAGGTCAAGATATTACAACAGACCTTGGTATAGATGGTATTAGAGCTATAGCTCGTTCTATGATGATTCAATTACATCCTCAGTATAAACATAAGTATAGAACACCTGAAGAGCTAAGAGCTCAAATAGGATTAATACTGCCTACAGGTAAAATTGAAGAGGGTTATTGGCCTCATATGTTATTTGATAAAGGTTTAGCAAGTAAGGCACTTTTAAATGCTCTGCAAAAGATTGATAAATCTACTATGACAGCTGCTGAAAAGAAAGAAGAAGCTAGAAAAATTCAAATGCGTAGTAAAACTTTAACAGGTGATTGGATTACAGGTACAGAGAATTGGGATGCTTTTGATGCTAAAATGCACCCTAAAAAGTTTAAAGGCAATGCTATAACTTGGAAAGAATCATTACAAATGACTTCTTCAATGCATAAAAGAACAAGTCACATTCCAGGTCACTCTATTGATGCTACTGTTGCTGAGGTTTATACTCGTAACATGTATCAAACTTACTATAAACAATTAGCTCAAATGCTATCTAGAAAAACATTGTTTGATTTTGATATGAGAGCTATTGATATGGGTTGGGCTAAAGAATGGACAGGACCTAAAGGTAAGCAAAGAACTTTAAAAGATAGATGGCATGATTGGTATAGTTTATACGTTCAAGATGCTTTAGGACATCCAAGTACTATTCCAGAGTATATATTAAATGACCCAGGAATGAAAATAAAAGGCACACCTTATGCTTGGTGGGCTGATAATGTTGTAGCTAATAAAATGAATAAAGTTGCAAAAGCTATTGGCCTTAAAACACCATTTAAAGATGTAGATAAATATGATGTAAATGATGTTAGAGCTTTATCTAATCTCGAAGCTAAGTTTGAGCTTATGTCTTTACTTGCACATCCTAAGTCTGCTGTTGTTAACTTATTTGGTGGTTCACTGCATACTATCCAAAGTGCAGGTGCTTCTGCTCTTAGAAAAGTATATGATTATGGATTTTTAAAACAAATAAATCCTAATTGGACATCACGTCAAGATATTAAAGATTTTGCTATACAACAAGGTGTTTTCCCTGAGATGTTAGCACATGAGTGGGGAATGCAAAAAACTTTACAAAATAGTAAATCTAAAACTTTTGTTAAAGATTTAGTTGAAAATGTATCTAAAGAGGGTACAATAAACCCTGATAAGATTCGTGAACTTGCTTCAAAACATAATGTTGGTAGAAATGTTATGGAATTTGCTGCTAAGTTTATGTCTAAACCTGAAATGAAACTGCGTACTGATGCGTTTATGGCACATTACATTAAAGCCTGGGAACGTTTTGGTGGTGCTATTACTCAACATGACCATCCATTCTTAATTGAAATGGCTAAGAAAGGTGTTAAAGCTACACAGTTCTTATATGATTCGGTAAATCGTCCAGCATTTGCTAGAACAGGTTTAGGTAAAATAATGACTCGTTTCCAGCTATGGTCTTGGAATGCTTGGCGTTTTAGAAATGATGTTAATCGTGAAGCTCGTATCCGTGGTTATCGTCAGGGTACTCCTGAGTATGAAAGATTTAAAAGAACAGCGTCTATAGATTTATTAGTTTATGCTCTTGGTAGTGTGTATGCTATGAGTATATTTGAAAATGCTATTCCTGCACCTTATAATCATCTAAAAGAAACATCTGAATTATTGTTTGGTGATGATAAAGAAAGAGAAAGAGCGTTCTGGGGATTATATCCTAGGTCTATAGCTCCTCTTCAAGCTATTACTCCACCTGTTGTTTCTAGAACTATTGAAGGTTTAAAAGCTATGAGTAATGATGATTATGAGAAGTTTCTTGATTACCATATTTATACATTTATGCCATTTGGTAGGATAGCTAGAGATATATCTCCATGGGCTAGTGGTAATTTAATTGATAATCCTTATAGATTTATTGAGAAGACTACAGGTATACCATATGGTGATATACAAAGAGAACGTACTAAATATAAAGATGAGTTAGCATATCATCCTACATTCCAAACAGCTGCTCAATTAAAACAACAGATAGAAGATTAATTCTTATCGAATTTATTTAATATTTCGCTTAATAATTGAGTATCACTGCAACAATCTATATGAATGTGAAGATAAGCCATTTGACTAAACGACTTATCTACATTCAAAAAACCATGAGCGATTTTAAGGCAAGGTTCTAAAGGGTCTATTTCATCCCCACATTTATCACAAAAGTCCATATAGTAATTTACTTACTTTCTTCTTTTTTTGCAACCTCTTTTGCAGGAAATTCTTTTTCTAAAAATGCTAAGAATTTATCTTTATCTTTGTTAAATCTAATGTAAGCATCTAAAATGTTTTCATTTGCTACTGTTAGTTCTTCAAGAAATTGAAGCTTTTGTCCGATAAATCTTAATGCATCAGTTATATCTTTACGGGTTGGTTTACCCTTGTTATTTTTCTTTGACATTATTTTCTCCTTCTTGAGCTAAAAAGCCTTCGAGCTCTTTGTAGTAGCTCTCAGCTTTTTTTCTCAATTGTTTTTCACCTTTTAATTCTCTATGAGCTTTTTTAAGCTCTAGTTTTAAGGCTCTGTTCTCTAAAGATAAATCTCTAACTTTTTCACAACAATTCATCAATGCTTCGTGTGTCTGATTTGGGTCCAAGTTTAAACTCCTTCTTTAGTTTTGGTAATTGTTTAGGCCATGGTTTTCCATAAGGAAAGTTTAAAAAGCACCATAAGTCGTATACTTTATGATGTATGTCGCTGTCCTTAAATTTTCTGAATCCATAGCTTGGTTCTTTTATCCATTTACCTTTTGTATATAAACCATACATGTCTAATATAGGGTTATCAGGAAATATTGCGTTCCATAAGTCCTTATACATTAGCTGTTGTATTTCATGAGACTTTCTATAGTCCCCTGTTTTTATATCTACTAAAGATAAACGTCCATTAACGTTTGCTATTATATCTGGTGTACCAGCCCAAGGTATGTCTTTATGATAAAGAAACAGTTCTTTCTCTACCACATCAGGTTTTACTTCATAATAAAACTTTTCAAAGCTCATTAAAGACTTTTGAGTAAATTCATCATCTACTTTTACTTCACCATTATCAAGTAGCATTTCAATATACTCGTGTACTTTAGTACCTCTTCTTGCTGATTCATCCCTTATAGTGATAGCATTTAGGCCATTTTTCATTAACCATTCTTCAAAGTGTTTACCCTTTGAACATGCTTCACCTATTACAGTTGTTACTGATGGTTTCCAGTTATTTGCGTTTCCTCGACTGTACCATCTTCTTTCCGCGTCTAGTCTTTTTACGGGTTGACTCTTGTATTTTTCTAAGTTCACTTCTGAATCTTTCCATCCATTGTTTGCTTACTCCTTTCATTGGAACCTCCAATCTTTGATGTAATATCGCTTCAGGTCTCAGTGTATCCACATATTGTACATGCGTAGCCACAGTCGTTACCTAAAACGATATTACCACATTGTAAACAGGTTATTTTCTCCATAAATGCCTATAAATTGTTCTTTCTGAAAGGTTAAAAAGTATTGCTAATTTACGAGGTTTTACCCATAACTTCCAAAGTATATTTATAAGCGTTATTTTAAAATTACTTGTCTTTTTCATTTATCTCCCATCGTTTGCTTTAAAACGTTTAGTTGATGTTAACATTTGGTAAAGCCACCAACATCGACCGTTATCGGTAGCTTCTAATATCTTTTCTTTTCTTTTGTTAAAGAGTCTTAGATTAGCCTCTTTTTGTGCTTTTGTTAATTTCGGCATCGTTTCTCCTAATTAAATACATCTGATTTTGCAAGTTTTCTTAGTATATAATCTTTTACTCTTACATCTTGTTTACTTATCCATTTAATAAATCCTCTATATTCTTTATCAGTTAGAGGTCCTTTTTTAGTATTACAAGATGCGCATATCATTTGTAGGTTACCCTTATATGAGCCACCACCTGATGATATTGGATGCTTATGGTCGCATACCATGTTAGTTACATCTAATTTCTTCTTACAATATTTACAAGGTTTGTTATATGCTGTATATAGCATTTCACGTATTTCTGTAAGAGACATGTTAAATGTTACCTCATACTCTTTACTCCTCTTTTTTAAAGATGATTTTAGAGTTGACGACTTTTTCATAAGTCTGTGAAACATTCTCTTAGCATGTGTCCCATGAGTGGGACGAAGCTTACGCATAAACTTCTTTTCCCACTCTTTAGGACTACGCGACTTCCTTCTGGAATTAGTACTCATAACTAGTGTGTTATTTGCCTATCTTTTGGCCAGTTGGTGTCTTACGCATTGTGTATTTACCAAAGCCTTTATACTTGCCTCTAGTATTGTGCTCCATATCAATCTCGAAGCCTTTCTTTCTAAGGTTATGTATAACTGCTGATAATCTCCAAGCTCCAAATAAACTTGCTGCTTGTGCCTGATTAAGAGATTTACCCTTAAGCAGATGCAACATTATTTTTTGACTCTTCGAGTTTCTGTTTGTTCTTCTTGGCATCTTTAGCCTCCTTTGCGAACGTTAGTATTAAAGCATAGCTGAATATTCCAATAAGTATTTTATACTCATTTAGAAATAGTCCGTTACGTTTGGCTACGCTAAGTTCAAGAGCCCAGATTTTAATTCCGAGCTCTTCATTTGTTTTTAAGAAACTAATCATATGTTCTCCTTAATCTAAAGCTTGGTTGCCATTCTAACTTAGTCTTAAACAGCTCACCATCAGTGTTTTTAAGCACTTCTAGCGTTTTGTTAGGACTGTTAGATTGACCATTTAAGCCTATCACTTTACGTGATGCGTTTTCTATTGCACCTGAACCTTTACCTGCATACAGGTCAAGTACCTCATTTCTTGAGTATTCTCGTGAGACCTGAGATACTTGAATTATGATTAAATCATTGTTTACAGCCATGCTTGAAAGTGAGTGTGATATATATTTGATTTGTTCATATTCCCCTCTAACATGAGGTGGAGTTTCGACCAAATCAATGTAGTCAACAACTACCACAGCTGGACGCAATTCTTTAACTTTAGCCTGTATTTGTTCAAGTGTTGGAGGTATAGTTTGAATAGCCATATGATTAAGTTTATCTTTGTGCTTTTGATACACCTCTTTTGGATTCCTATTTATATCTTCTTTTGTTAAACCGCTTACTATTTGCATGTTACGTCTATGCATATACCAAGCAGATAACTCTAAAGATAAGTACAGAGTAGGTAATTGCCAATCAGGATTAATATCATCATTCGCAAAATCTACTCCTAGTGCTATGCACTGTGCAAGTGTTGTCTTACTTGAGCCTGTTGGTCCAAATATAGTTACTAACTCGCCTGGGTATATCTCTGTATCAGCGTTATTTACACCTAGCATTTCTGATAAAGGTAGAGCTCTTCCTGAAAAGTCAGAGTTCATTCTTTCTTCTAGTTTAGCTTGTAAATCATCACTGCTCATCACATCGATAAGGTAGTCTTTTCTTTTGAAATGTATGCACCGTGTCTTACAATGGTTAAGCATTATTTCATCTTGGCAACCAAATCTATAACCTCTGTTATAAACATACTCAACTTTCTCTATTACATTGTTTTCATTTAAACTATTGTTATTCCAATGTAGTATAGCAGCTTTAGCATATTCACTTGGTATACCATGTCTAAAGAAATGACTTGCTATTCTTATAAGGGTTTGATTTCTCGTGCCCTCTTGTGGCCCATTTGAAAGCATTTCTTGTACACAGGGGATAACATCCCTAGGTTCAACAACTTTGCTTATTTTGGCCATTCTAGTGGCTTTTTGAACTATTGTATCTTCTAACTCGCCATTACCTACTAACTCTGAATAAGCATAGTCTAGTCTTGGTGACTTCGCTAATTCATGTATATTTTCAAACTTGCTTGTAAGCATTTCGTTCATAGTTAGAGGTATCTTATGCAAGTCAGTCTTTTTATTAACAGTGTGTTGTACTCTGTATATACCTGTTCTCATAAATATAGAGTTATCTATATCATCGCCAAATATATTTTTCATAGTACCTTTAACTACATAGTGTATGTTATCACTATTAGGAAAGTTAAATACACCACCATGAATTGCAAGATGGTAGCCACTACCACTAAAGTAACATTGAAGACTCCAGTCTTTATCTATTCCTAGTTCATCTAGTTTATAAATAATATTTCTTGCTTTGTCTAGTGTGTATTCATCACTACTGTTACCTTTATCTATATCTAAAAGTATCCAGTCTATGCTTCTTTCACCAAAGTAGTTTTTTAAACCACCATTAGCTTCAGCAAACTCTACTGCTTCTTTTGTATATAGATAAACACTACGATACAATGGTTGCTCAGGTTTTATATAGTTAACTAAGTCTTTCTTTGCAATAAGTTGCCCTCTATGACGAGGGCTCCCTACTGCTATTTCAACATAGTCGTGCACTATAAGTTTCCTATACCTGTTCCAGACATTTCAACAGTCTGTTGTGGTGTCTCAGTATCTGATTCAGTAGCTTCTTTTATGAAACCTTTGCCTTTAAACCATTTAACATCAGCTTCAAGTTTCTTTCTACCTTCTTCATCAGCTTTTTGTACTTTTTGAAATACTCTTGAGTACACTTTGCCACCTTTAACTTTAGGTTTTTCTTTATAGATGTATGCTATATAGTTATACTCTGGGTCAGTATCAGGTATTATATCTTGAGAAACTGTTGCGTTTAAATACTTAGCTATATCATGTATTATTTCGCCATTTTCATTTTCCCATTCACCTTTTACGTTTAGTCCTGCTGTACAACCTATTACATCAAAGAAGTGATATAGTCTTTTAAGAGCTGAACCACCAGTTATGTTACCATTAGAATCTTTATCAAGATTACCTGTGATTCTTAACTGTTTAGTGTAGTCACTACCTTCTTGTTTTATTTCTACATCTAGATATAAGTCAGCCCAATCATACTGTGAAGTTTTATCTTCAAAGCCTAATATACCAAACTTACATATTCCATAGAAATTACTACCATTACCACTACTTTCTTTTGGCCTAAATATTGCCATACTACTTTTCTCCTTTCGTTGTTTTATAGATGTTTTTCCAATCAAACTCTATGTGTTGTCCTCGTAAATGTTCACATCTACTACCTGCTTCTATAGATTCATCTGCTTTAAATGATATCATTAGTTTGTCATCTTCTCTTAAGACATAACCGATAGCGTCACAATCCGACATAATCAGATTCTTCAGCTTACCAGTTATATCTAAAGATTCAGGTTCAACAAGAGCCTTGCCATCGACAACAGCTCTTGCAACCTTTCTATGACCAACGATAATCAAATGTTCACAAACGTCTCTAAAAGCATTAATAGTATTCATTACTTTTTCACGAGCCAACGCATAACCTTTACCGAATGTTAAATCAGCTATAGATGCTACCTCATATTCTTCGCAGACAGCCTTTTCAGCCCATTCTACAACTTTGTCAATAGTATCTATTGCTATGTATTTAAATTCGTGACCTTCCATAGCATCTTTAAGAGTTTGGATTAACTCTTCTCGGTTATTTACTTCTTGAACATATGCTTCTAACATATGTGTTCCTTTTTCTGTGTCTATAATCAGACAGTCATCTAACTGTGAGAGCATAGTAGTTTTACCTACTTTCGGTGCTCCATACATTAGAAGAACTTTCGGATTTAGAGACACGGGTTTGCGTTTCTGTTTTTTCAACATCTGTCATTCCTTCTATTATTGCTGGGTTTACTAGCCCCTCTTCGAGTGATAAATAGGGTGCTAACGATTTATAAATATACATATAGAATGACCTATTATGCAAGACATTATATACTTGTGACAACATTAAGCCAGCAATTGTGTTTGCTGTAAATATTGTATGCTTTGCAGTACAAGGTAAATCAGGTATATCTTTACTAGATTGCCATCTTTCTAGATAGGTATCTCTTAAAGGTGTAGCTGTATGTATATCCATTGACAATGCTCCCATACGTCCGTCCACAAGAACTGTACGCCTTGGATTTCTAGACCAATTCATATATACAATCTTACGAACTTCCATATTATCAGGAGCCATCATAACACATGGTGTTAAACCATCTAAAATACTGTATTCACCGTGTTCTATGATTTCTGTGTGTTCACATCCAAAGTATTTAACCAACTCTTTGGCTGCTTCTGTTTTTGACTTACCCAAATATTGTTGTGGGTACATCGTTGTGCTTAAGTTATGTTCTTGAAGCACATCATAATCCCAAACATGAATCTTTCTAAAGCCCATTATGGCAGCTGATAGTATGAGCGCAGAGCCCACACCACCAGCACCAATAATGGTAACTTCTTCTAGATTCTTTTGGTTTATTATGTCTTTATTCCTTAAGAATCTACTACTCATCTAGCACCTCCAAACAATCCTATTTGAAAGCAATAGTCGTCTAGTTTCTTTTCAGCTTCTGTTGCTTTTTGATTAGCTTCATCACTTTTAGGATGATTCCAATGTAAAGACTGATAGTAATCTTCTTTCTTGCGAAAATCTTCAAGAAGTTCTTGATACTTTTTGTCTTTTACATCATCATCGTAGATTTCCTTATTGTTATAAGCTCCCCACATACTAACTTGTCTAGTATAAGGATTATTATACCTAACAATATTAGATGTTTTAACAACAGTTTTAGCTTCTTTTTCTTGCTTAACAAGAGATTTAACACATTCTGCAAATGCGCCTTTAGGTTTGTATTTATCCCATTCAATCTCATATTCAGCTTTTTTGTAGTCAGTTACTATTGTATGTCCACGCTGAGTTGTATAACTTACAGCAAATGCATATGGACTACCTGTAGAATCATGAGCTACAACAAGAGATGGATAACCTGTATTATTAGCGCAATGCTCTAATTGGTCTTTATCTACACTACTAATATAAGCACCACCTGATAACCCATGGTGACTATGTATTAAACCTTTATAGCACTCTTTAAGTTTTGGATTATCTTTGTATGCTTTATCTTGTGTATCCATCAATTGTTCACCATCAAACTCTGTTGCAGCACTACTGCCTAAATCGATAGGATAAAATCCTTCAATTCGCCATGTATCTGACCAATTGTGTTTGTCTGGCTCTACCATCTTATAAAATGCAACACCTGACCATTCTGTTTTAGGAAACAGATTGAGTAAGTGCTTCACTTGTTGATGTACTTTCTTCGGAATGATTATTTTCATTTCCATTTTTTGCCTCTCTTTCGTAGTTTTCTACATATGCACTAAGTTCAGCATATTGTAGTTGTAGTTTCTTTTTGAATGATAAGTTAAATTGATATTCGTATTCAGGATATAAAGATTCTGCTTCTGCCATTAATCTTTGATACTCTTTGAATACATCAACCACTTCTTTTTCTGATGATAAGTTTCTAGCATAATCAAGCATTTCCATGTAATCGTTAAACTTTCTATCACTTTCCCAACAATTCATCCATGAATTTATAAATGAACTTATATCTTTTTTGGCACCGTAATACACGGCATCTTGAAGAGCATGTAGTTCATTTAAAATAGAATTTACTGCTGTATAAGATTTAAAACATTTACTTTTTAAGTCTAAATCTGTTTC